GCAACGGTTACACCGCCGTCTGCCACGTTACGCTCAAGGTTAGCTATAGTCCATGTAGCCATTAGTTTTCTCCTTAGCTAAATACTGCGTTGCAGATGTTCTGCACATTAGATGGTTCAGATGACCAGTCGTCACCTGACTGAATTACATGACGGTGATACGACTGTGAAATTACAGCACCGTCTTCGAGTACCTTAGTAGCAGTCCGTACTTGAACAGAGGTTACGTCGTTGCCGTCCTCGTCTTGTCCTGTGACTACTTCTACTTTGTCTGCTGTTACGCTTTTAATTAATGCCATTGTTTTCTCCTTTAGTCCGTCTCAAGAATCCACTTGAGATAAAAAATTAAACGTAATACGTTATCGTAGAAATCAAACTAAACGCTTCTGCTGAAATGCTTTGCTGATCCCAAGCGGCATCGTCTTCTGTTAAATAAATTTGCATTTCTGTTCCTCCGGCCATATACAAAGCGGCAGTAACAGGATTTGTTACATCAAAGTTTAAATCTGAAGCCATAATAGATCCCGTTGAAACTTGACCAGAAGCGGCTGTAAAAGGAACACCGCCAATCCTAATTGAACCAACAGGGTTAACTGACCAACTGTTTACTCCTACTTCAAACTGCAAAATAACTTGCCTTCCAATTTTTGTATATTTACCGTTTTGTACAGCATATGTAGCTGTTCCTGCTGTAGTGCTTCCTGCAACTGTAGGAGTCCACGTCCCTTCTTCATAGTCATCCAGCGTGTTCGCCGCCGCGTAAGTGCCGACAGCAGTGCCTAGCGTTACTCCATAAGGGGCAATGACGTGGCCGCTAGAGTCGATTCGTAAGCGCTCAGAACCAGCAGTTTCCATTTTAATAAACCCATCTGGGTCTACTTCAATGTCCTCGTTGCCGTCGTGAGTCTGTAGTTGAACAGGTTGAGATGTACTAGCGCCTTTAACTACGAAAGCTCCAGCGTTTGTATTGATACTACCGACTGTTGTGTTGTCTTTGCGGAAGCTTACAATTTCGCCATCAGACGATAAACGATTGAATAAACCACTACGGCCCCCTGATACAACAAAAGACCCTTCACCAGTGTCTCTAAGCACAACACCTGCCGTACTATTATCATTTGATGTTTTTGAAACCAACAAGTTGCCGCTGGAGTCGATACGCAAGCGCTCTGCGGCGTTAGAAAAAAACTGCATTGAATTGTTGCTATTGTCGTATCTAATTGCGCCCGCATCTGCATCAGAAGAATCACCCATTTGGACTGATGTAGTACCAGATGTTCCTCCAGTAATTAATAACGACCTGTCACCAGAACCAGATATATGGAGGTTTCCAGCTGGACTGCTAGTGCCAATACCGACATTCCCAGAGCCATCAATTACAAGCCTGTCAGCACCTGCAGTACTGTCTCTTACAATGAATTCAGAGCTAGTAGTTGAACGTAAACGGAATACTTTTCCTGCAGTACAGTTTAGGTCTAGTTTAACTTCTGACGCACTTTCTATATCAAGATTAGAACTGGGATTGCTAGTGCCAATACCGACATTCCCTGCATTAAAATAGGTATGAACACCAGCTGTGCTTTCGGCAGGTATGCGGACTGTTTCTACGTTTGAACTATTAAACAGCCTTAAGATGCCTTCGTTGGCGCTAAAAGCACCTAAATAAACCATCCTGTTAGAACCAGAATTGTTTATCTGTAGCTGTGCTTCTGCTCCGCTATATCCTATTGTTAAAGGTGCAGTTGGACTGCTAGTACCAATACCCAAAGACTCCTCAGACGCATCCCAGAACAACTTCGCAGTCGTGCCAGTGTCTTCGTAGAAACTGATGTCGCCGTTGTCTTCAATTCTTAATCGTTGAACGCCCGTCCCGCTAAGATTATGTGTGCGAATCGCAAAGTCAGGTGTCGCGTCTGTTCCTGCTCTTTCGCCTCCAATAGATATTCCATAGTTGTCAGTAGTTGACGTGCCAAAGAAAATATTTGTAAATCCACCACTGTTAGTAGTTGCGGAAGGATGCAATCGAAGAAACGCGCTTGTGTCAAAGTTTGTTGTAACTTGAGCCTTTGATACTTCTGCCGCATCAGCAGTCACAGTACCCGTTACGTCTAAGGCCGTGGTAGGTGACGTATTGCCAATGCCTAGTCGTTCTGTGCTGGCATCCCAAAAGAACTTTGGAGTGTTTCCCAAATCCTCATAGAATGCAACATCGTTGTTAGCGTATATTTGTACGGCATTACCAGACGAATTATCAGTCTGAAGTAGAATTTCTCTTGTAGAACCTGCCCGAAGCGTAATGTTTTCGCCAGAAGACGATTGAATGAGAAGGTTGTCTCCCGTTCCATTGCCAATCGTATGGCTGTCACCAACTGTTAAGGAGTCAGCAACAACTGCGCCAGTTACGTCGATGCCTGTAGAGGTGGTGGCTAGTTTGTTAGCCCCTGCATAAAACAGTTTTACGTCTGCGCCATCATTACCAGCAATCATTGTTTGCGAATTTGCAGAGTTGTTTACTGCAAAGTTTGTGCCTTTGATGATAATGCTTCCAGTGCCTTGGTCATCAATGTAGCTTGCAGAACCATCATGGTAAATCTGTAGGTCAGAGCCAGCACCGAAGATAGCCTTGTCGTTGTCACCGAATGACACGTCTGCTGTAGTCGTAAGGCCAGCAAAGGTTGGTGAGTCTGTAGTAGCAACGCCTTGGTCTAGAGACTTAACAGCAGTCTCATTGGTCAACTCACTGTCCATGACAGCACCAGCGGCTGTGACGTTAGTCGTATCTGTTACGTCTGCTAAGGCTTCAATGCCGTCTAGTTTACTGTGATCTGCATCGGTAAATACATTAGAGTCAGTAGCGGACTCAACCAGTGTGCGAATCTCTGCGGCTGTTTGGTCAGCAGTAGCACCAGACTCAATACCGTCTAGCTTAGTACCATCAGTAGCAACGTCACGGCCATCTACAGTACCACTTACGGCAACATTGCCTGTAACACTTACACCTGTAGAAGTTGTTGCGATTTTGACTGAGTTGTCGTGGTACAAAGAGACAGCACCGTCTGCCGCAAAATCAGCTAGGACTTCACCTTCGTACTTCTCAACCCGAACTGACGCATTACCACGAAGCGTAAGGTTTCCAGTACCAGCATCATCAATATAGCTGTGAGTACCTGAGTGATAGATTTGTAGGTCACTGCCAGCGCCGAATACCAGACGATCATCAGATACGCTTGCACTGTCGCCAAAAACAATGTTTGTACCGCCTGTTGTATTGCCGTTAGCTAGAATTTCAGATAGTTCGTTGTTAGCTCCGACTTGGCTATCAACATAAGCCTTAATAGATTGCTGGGTAGCAAGCTGTGTAGCTGAATTAGAAGACATATCGTCTTCATCAAGTACAGCCGTACCTGATACACCTGTGTTTAGAACAGGGGATGTCAGCGTCTTGTTAGTTAGTGTTTGTGAGCCAGTCAGTGTGGCAACAGTAGAGTCAATAGCAAAGGTAACAGCATTACCTGAGCCAGACGTATCAATACCAGTGCCGCCTGTGAAGGTCAGTGTCTCAGAGTCCAAGTCGATACTAAGCGCACCACCAGTGTCTGCTTGGAAGTCTAGGTCTTGTGCAGTGACTTGTGAGTCAACGTACGCTTTTACGGACTGCTGTGTAGGAACCAGAGTTGCACTGTCGGACGACATATCGTCTTCATCAACGAACGCAGTGACACCAATAGTTCCGTCAGAAATAGTTTCAAAGGTCAGGGTTCCGGTAAACGTAGGCCCTGCTGTGTCAGCTTTGGTTGCAATAGCTGTGGAGATTGCATCGAACTCTGTTTCAAATTCAGCGCCACGGATGATCTTTCCTGAGTCGCCTGTAGGTAACGAGTCCTTAGCTTCAAAGTCTGTAGTCTTAGTATAGTTCGACATCGGAAAGTCCTATTGCAGAGAAGAAGGAGGAGAAAGGAAAAGGGGCCATTGCTGACCCCCTAGTGGACTTACTCGTCGCAAACTGCGAGGATAAAGCCAGCTTCTGGACGGTATGTTTCTACACCGTACAGAGTGTCCGAAGTGAACAGTGTTGACAGGTATTCCTGCTTGTACTGTGTCTGTGAACGGACAGCCATTTGCTCTGCCATTACGAGAGCATCTTGGTGGAAGAACAAGCAACCACGAGTGTCAGCAGAAGAAGCAGTGTTCTGTGCTGCTACTTCAAGTACTGGAGCGTTGCTTGAAACGTAGATGTCTACGCCGTAGAGGTTACCAATAAGGCCAGACTCTACACCACGTCCGCCTACGAAGTCCGAAGACACGTAACGGTCGATGCCCATGATAGACTTACGTACTGCTGGTGGGATAACGAGAACACGGTTTTCCATAGGAACGTCAGCGTCGTCCATCAGCTTGATAGCCTCACGGAAGCCAAGGTCAGTGAAGTTGTCACCTGAAGTTACAGTGTCAGCAGCATACGTTGCGAGGCCAGAAGTGCCATCGAAGTAATAGCTGTTGCTGTTAACCCAGTTAGCACCAGTGTTAGCTGGAGACTGTGTACGAGTACCGTCACCGAAGCCAGTAGCAGCGTTGATGAGGTCAGTGTCTACTTTCAGAGCCAGCTGGTAACCAGCATCTTCTGTGTAGAACTGACGGAGGCTGTTGAGAGCCTGTACTTCAACGATGTCTTCGATCAGACGTGAGTACTCGAAGTGACGGTCAACAGTGACAGTCAACTCTGACTCAAGGTTTGCTTGGATTGTTACAGCAGTTGCTTCTGCTTTTGCAGAGGCTGAACCACGAGTAGGCTTAGG